AAATACTATTCCTCGTCTTGCTATGTTTCTGGCGATAATTCGCCCAGCGAAGAAATACCTGATTGGTCTCCCATGGAAGAAAGTTGCGGAAACGGTGTGGGAAAAAGAATCTGGCGACTATCATTTCAAGAAAAGTCACAGTGTCGCCTACGCAAATCTTGTTGTTGTGCATATGAATTTGCTAAAGCAGGGAATCAAGACAGACGTTTAACGAGGGTAATTGATTTGCGCTTAGATTTGCGTTTTGCTAGTTCTAGCATACTGCATGTTGGACCGTGAATTACAGTCAAACTTTTGTTATTAAACGTTCGAATATAGGGTTTGAAGATAAACCATTCTTCTTTCAAGAACATGTTGATGGGTACCAATCTATTGGATTCCCACCACCAAATATCTCCTAGTTCTAAGAACTTGTCACGCAGTATGGGGTCTACGATTGAGCCGTAATCATATATAGTGGTAACTATATCGTCCCTATTCTGGACTATTCCCACATAATCTTGTCCTGCATATGAGCAAACTGTTATGAATGGATGATTTTCTGTTAGTTTCTGGAAGAATTCTGGATGAATCATTATTGTAGTGTCTTGGATTATTTATCTTCGGTAAAACCCATTATATTATTTGACATAAATAGAGTATAAGGAGCCGCACAGTGTACTCAACATCAGTTTATTTCTATACCCCAAGACAAATCGTTGTGTTAAATGTTGGCAACTCACCTAGGAGATTCAATACCGTGTACGCTAAAACTCTAAAACTCCACAAAGGGGTTGACAACAGAATTCAATTTCATTTTTTAGACCAAGAACAAAAACCAGTTAACATCACAGATAAGGAAATCACCATCCGAATCTTAGATTCAACGCATTCAACTGTGTTGGTAAAGAAAGCACTTGTACCTGTTTTAGCGTTAAACGGGTTAACTGAATTACAGTTAACGAGCTCCGAGCTAGATAGTATCATTGCCCAGAAAGCACATTATTCTATTGAAATCCCAGTTGGTTCGTTCAATCTTCCTGTGTTTGTATCAGGTGACGGTGGTGCAAAGGGCATGATTGATATAGTTGACAGTGTGTTACCAAAGCATATGCCATCGATGGAGATAGGAATCGCTTCCCATGTTACTCCAACAAACACCGAAGTTACTTACTATAGTGATATAGTAGGAACTGGGTACGCTGAGAAACTATCTATTCAACCGTTCTTGTCTAGCTTCACTGGTAGATTGACTATACAAGGGTCAACTACCCTAACTTCACCTGAGTGGTATGATGTGTATGACGTTTCTTACACAGACACATCCGAATCTAACATTCATTCCATTGAAGGATTTCATCCTTACATCCGAGTAGTTATCAATAGTACTCAGGGTAATGTGGATAAAATTCTCGCAAGATAATTACCGTCTGTATTGCTTTTCACTACATATTTTGTTATACTAACAAAGTATGTTTGATATCCTTTCTATTATTCCCGGCAAAAAGAAAAACACTAGCAGTGGCTGGATCAGCTTTAACGCGGTATGTTGTGGGCATCGTGGGCACAAAGCAGACCGAAGAGGTAGAGGTGGACTCAAGTTTGATGGTCCTACAAATTGGGTGATGCATTGCTTTAATTGCACATTCAGTTGTAATTTTATTCTAGGCAAACCCATAAGCCCACGAGCAAGAGATTTTCTACAATGGTGCGGAGTTGACAAAGAGCAAGTACAACGCTGGAGCCTTGAAAGTTTACAGCATAAGGATATGCTTGACTTTATTCTTCCCAAACGACATACAAGCGTTAAGTTCAACGAGAAGATATTACCCAAGGGTGAGTTACTAGATTCAAGTAACCCAGAACATAAAGTATACGTAGATTATTTGACTTCTAGGAAGATAGATACAGAGTCATATCCGTTCTTAGTTACACCCAATGATGATGCAATCGGTGGTAGAAATAAGAATCGTGTCATTGTACCCTATACATATAACAATATGATTGTGGGTCACACAAGTAGATACCTCGATAATAGAATCCCAAAGTACATCAACGACCAGCAGCCTGGTTATGTTTTCAATATTGATATACAGAAACCAGAATGGCAAGTGTGTGTTGTAACTGAAGGAATTTTCGATGCATTAAGTATCGACGGGGTAGCCATTATGCATGATGACATTAGCAATGAACAAGCAATGTTATTAGCGCAATTGAATCGTAGAATTATCGTAGTGCCTGATTTTGATAAAACAGGATTAAAGATGATTGACCGAGCGTTAGAATTAGGTTACTCTGTGAGTTTGCCACCGTGGGGTCCAGGAGTCAAAGACGTTAATGATGCAGTTATAAAGTACGGGAAATTGCCAACTTTACTTGCTATCATTCAACATGCTACAATGAGCAGAATAAAATTAGAATTACAAAGGAAGAAAATTGTCAAAACCATCTGAGAAGCAGCTAGATTATACTGCTGAGGTACAAAAGTTATTTTTAAGAATGATGATGACTGACGCTGGTTTGTATACCAGGGTCATGAACATTATGAACAGCGAGAACTTTGATAAATCGTTGCGCCCTGTTGCGGAGATGTACAAAGAGCACACTGAAAAGTACAAAGTATTACCGGACCCAACGCAAGTCAAAGCAGTGACAGGAGTTGAAATTGAACCGATCCCTGAGATGAATGAAGGTCACAGTGATTGGTTCTTAGATGCATTTGAGGGATTTACTAAAAGACAGGAACTAGAACGTGCTATTCTTAAAGCAGCCGATATGCTTGAGAAGGGTGAGTATGGTCCAGTTGAAAAGTTAATCAAAGATGCAGTTCAAGTGTCGTTACAAAAAGACATGGGTACTGATTACTTCTTTGACCCTAAAAGTCGTATCAACAAATATTTTAATGCAGGTGGACAAGTCTCAACTGGCTGGCCGCAACTTGACAAACTATTGTATGGTGGTTTCAGTCGAGGTGAATTGAATATCTTTGCAGGTGGTTCTGGTTCAGGTAAGTCTCTTGTTATGATGAACTTGGCATTGAACTGGTTGCAACAAGGTATGAGTGGCATCTATGTGTCACTTGAATTGTCAGAAGAACTAACTTGTTTGCGTAGTGATGCGATGTTAACATCCATGAGTACAAAAGACATTCGCAAAGACATTGATACAACTGAATTAAAAGTTAAGATGGTTAGTAAGAAAGCAGGACAATATCGTGTTAAGGCGATGCCTGCTCAGAGTAACGTTAACGACATTCGTAGTTATTTGAAGGAAGTGCAAATTCAAACAGGTATCAAAGTTGACTTTGTTATGGTTGACTATCTTGACTTGGTTATGCCAGTATCTGTTAAAGTTAACCCTAACGACCAGTTCATTAAAGACAAGTATGTTTCAGAAGAATTGCGTAACTTAGCTAAAGAACTAGGTGTATTGTTAGTTACAGCGTCACAGTTGAATCGTTCAGCCGTTGAAGAAGTTGAATTCGACCATAGTCATATCGCAGGTGGTATTTCAAAGATTAACACAGCGGATAACGTGTTCGGTATCTTCACAAGTCGTAGTATGCGTGAACGTGGTGTTTATCAGATTCAGTGTATGAAGTCACGTAGTTCTACAGGTGTTGGACAAAAGATTGACTTGACGTACAACATTGAGACTATGCGTATTACTGACGATGATCCTGATGGCTATGCTGAACAGCAAGCAAAATACAGACAACAACCGTCACCCAATCAGATTTTGAGTCAGTTGAAGCCTCAGTCAACATTAGTGTCATCCGACCCAATCATTGACCAAGCTACTGGAGAGATAATTGAACCTGTTGCAAACAAAGTAGTTGCAGATGTTCAAGGGTCGAAGCTCAAAGCAATGCTTAATAATCTAAAACGATAAATACACAATAGGAATCTATCTTATGCAACGCAAAACTCGCAGCCTCTTAGAGGAATTAGAATCAGTTGGTAAAAATCGTGATACAAAGCATATCATTGAATCCAGAGCCAACAATATTATCACCAGTGCTATCAATTTACTAGAAATGATTAGCAAGCACTATGATTCTGAGAAAGCCGCTATTCTGGAGCGCAAATTACTAAGCGCAATCAAAGCAAAAGATTCAAGTAGATTCTCTAAAAGTATTAGGAAAAACGATGAGAATCAATGAGTTCATTAGTGAAGCTAAAGTAGGTGATAGATTAAAATCATTCGCTTATCAAAACTTAGGTGGCATGGGCGGAAATGCTTGGTTAAAAACTTCAGGTAAAGTTGGTTTCTTAGATAACTTCCAGCAAGAATTAAAGCACTATAAAGAAGCATCAATTGATTCAGGTACTAAGCCTGATTTCAAAGATTTTGTGTTGACATACTTAGACAAGAACGGTTGGAAAGCAACAGGAAGTCAAGTATCACAAGCTGCTATGATGGCTAACAATCCTGAGCAAATGGCTAACTTCATCTATAAATTATCGATGAGCCAGGCAGTTGCTAAACAAGCAGGTATTAACAAAGCATCAGCCGCTGCAGGAAAGATGCGCAATCCAAGACAAACTCAACCTGCTGCTGATTTAAGTTCTGTGTCTCAGCAAGTTATCACCACTATCGATAAACTACAGGGCGCGGGTAACTTAGATGACTTAGAAGCTATTGCCAAGAAAGCAATGCAAGTGTTATACGCACAAAGTCCTGTCAAGTATTCAGAATTGTACAAAGAAATCATGGCCGGCAGAAGCAAACCAGCAGTAGATATGTCTCATCCAGCAGATGGAACAAACGCACAGTCAGGTTTAGGTAGCAACGAGTAATACATCTAGCAAAAGCCCGAGAATTTCTCGGGCTTTCCTATGCCAACTAAATATATACATGAGTCATAGAATTAGATGTTACACATTATTTGATATTACGTATACAGGAACATTAAATAGACAGCCATCTAAAAATTTCACAAAAGAACAGTTACTTGATTGGCAGTTGAAAAGAAACTCCCAATCAAATTTAGATACGATTTTGCAAGTAATTTCGCTACGTTGTCAACCAGAAGAATGTTCCGTCCCTGTAATGAAGAAAATTGATTTTAGCCAATCAAACTATTTTGGTTTCTTGTTTGAGAACGAAGAAGAACAGAATTATTGGGTTTTTGACTTCTCAGTGTTTTACGATGGTGCTTTTTTCGATGGTATTGACCAGTTAGGAGCACTCTTGTCTGACTGCAACGGAGTACCAATGACACAATCAGATAGAGCCTGGGGTAAACTCCCTGATTTTTTAGATACTAGCGTTGAGGTTAGAAATATATATTTTGAGGTGTTGAACAATGCGTAAGAACAAAAAACAAGTCATGGAAAAGGTTAACAAATTCCTGGCAAACCCTGCAATAGAAGACTTGTCACAGTTTTTGATTATCAATACTGCTGCGGGATATGAGTTATTCGGTGAATTTACTATATCCAAAGAAGACAACATGCACGTGGTAACAAAGCACACAACTGACTTAGAAGTAAAATTTCACAGCCAGCGTAATGCAGTAGTATGGACTACTCTGTACTTTCGGGACAATGTCGGGGATGCTAACCGAGTGAAGGATTTAGACAAAATACTAGAGGGAACGAATGTCAATATTGACGTTCACCGTCAGTTGTATCTAAAAACTACGGACATAGACAAAAAACTTATCTATTTTGCAAAACTGCAAGAAGATAAATTAAAGAAGAAACAAATTGTTGTTGAACTTGATAGATTTGCACTGACTAGCAAAAGATGGCAAAACTCTCGATTTGACCAAGTTGTCAAATAATTTTAATAATGATAAATACATTATTAGTACTCTAGGAATAACTATGAAACTTAACGAATTTAACATGAAAAAATCTCAAGCTGCTAAAATAGCACTTAAAGAGCATTTCAACACGGAAATCAACACTTCTAAGCTAGATTTACAAACCACACGTCAAATGTTGACTAAGGTTCGTGGAATCGTTGCTGAAATGAAGGCGTCTGATGCTGCAACTCGCAGCGAACAAAATCCAGCTTTCTTGAAAGCATTGTTCATGGAGCAAGCATTAACACATCATTACGGTGAGTTAAAAGCAAGACCAATGTACAATCAACGTATCGTTGTAGAAAACGAGCAAGTTGAAAAATCTCAAGTTATCTTGGCTGCGCAAGAGATGGTTGACTCAATGCAAAAAATGATTGAGCAAGTATCTGACATGCTAGTTAAAGAACTTCCAGCAGTAGTTGACGGTGTTAACTCAGAAGTTGGCACAAGCGAAGGTCAGCAATTCAGCGACCAAGTATCTCAAGCATTGACAAGTTTACAAGCTGCATTGACAGGTTCAAAGACTGGTCTAACTGGTGCTTTATCTGTTATTACAGGTCAAGGCGCTGCTGATATGGGCATGGACGCAGCAGGCGACATGGGTGCTGATATGGGCATGGACGATGAAATGTCTGATGTGTCAGTTGAAGAACCTGGTATGGGTGGCGAAGACGACTTAGGTGCAGAAATGCCCGAAGAAGAGCCAGAAGAAATCTCTAGCGTAGGCCGCGCAACACGTTAATATGCGTTTGTTCGAATTTGCGGACGATGATCCATTAAGAGTTAAGTTGGCAGGGGTTGCCAGTCAGTTAAAATCTGATTCACACGAGCCCATGCCACTTGACCAGTTCATGGAGATTTTACGTTCAAATGAAATCTCAATAGACGAAGGTGATATTTTTGATATTATCAAAAAAGAACCGCTTGTAAACATTATTCAAGACATTGAAGATAAACAAGTTGTGTTCAAGGGTCAAAACGGTGAGTTCGAAGAACCCGGCCCTGACGAAAATGAAAAGATTCGTCAATCAATGGCAAGCAAACAAGCAGGCAAATTAGGTTAACCAAATAGATTGTACTACAGAGAAATTTGTAGTACAATTTCCATATGTACATACCTAACAAATTTAAATACGAAGCAATCAAACGTGTAGACACCCCAGAAGGCAGACGCTACGCTACCCCAGATGGTCATAAGCTACCATCAGTCACAACAGTACTTTCAGCTACTACCCCCGAAGAAAAGAAACAAGCATTGCAAAACTGGCGCAATGCAGTAGGTCCTAAGAAAGCTCAAGAGATTTCAACAGAAGCAGCAAATCGTGGCACACGTATGCATAAGTTCTTAGAAGACTATGTATTAACAGGAGCATTAAGTGCGTCAGGTTCTAACCCATATTCAATTCAAAGTCACAAGATGGCTAACTCAATTATTCAACAGGGTCTGTCTAATTGCTCTGAGTTCTGGGGTACAGAGGTCCCTTTATACTTCCCCGAAGTCTATGCTGGAACAACTGACTTGGTCGGCGTCCATGATGGTGGCGAATGTATTATGGACCATAAACAGACTAACAAACCCAAAAAGCGTGAGTGGATTGATGATTACTTTATCCAGCTTGCGGCTTACGCAACAGCGCATAACGAACTTCACGGAACGAAAATCCGCAAAGGAGTCATTTTCATGTGCGATCCAAACGCTATATACCAAGAGTTCATAATTGAAGGCACTGAGTTTGACCACTATCAGAATGAATGGTACAAACGCTTAGAATTGTTCTACACTCAGTTCGTATAAACGATGATAAATAGTATATCAACGGAAAAGATATACTATGGCAATCGTACAAATTTCAAAAATCATCCATCGCACAGGTTCTGCAATTGAACTTCCACAACTAGACATTGGTGAGGTTGGATTTGCATCTGACGAGCAACGTGTGTTCATTGGAAATGACCCTGAATGGGTTCCACCTGTTGGAATCGAACCAACAAACACTGAAATTTTAACAAATAGTCCAAACTGTGCAATTGACAGTTCGCAGTTATCAGGGGTCATCCATCTTGATTCAAATAGACTATCTACTGTCTATTCACCGGGAAATACTAGTGATTGGGATGGTACTCCACCGGCAACTATCACAGAAGCAGTTGACAGACTAGCAGCACTTGTTAAGACACTAAACAATGGTACTGGTGCCTAACACAATTAGATAAATACATTGTTCAAACAATTTATGCAGAATCCCTCTGCGTAGACCTAGAACGTCATTCTAAAGGAAACAAAATGGGACGTCCATTAAACAAAAAATTATTCGGTAACCGTAACATCGGTACCACAGGTACAGGCGACAACAACCTCGGTGGCGAAGGCTTAGCAGCATTCACATTGCCTGGTCAAAAAGGTAGCTTAATTATCAACGCTACTTACTCTCAACCTCAACTAGTAATTCCAGCTCCAACACTACCAGGTGGTGTTCAAGCTACTGCTACAGTAGTTTGGGAAGTTGAAAGCATTATTCCTCAAAACGGTTTAGCTGGTAACGGATACGTTACTACAACTGGTGGCGCAACTACACTAACAGGCTTAGGTGGTGTTACATTAAACATCACAGCAGTCGGCTCTGGTCAAGGTGAGGTTCAAGTCATGGCTCCCGTTAATCGCGGCGAGTTCACTACTGTACCAGTAACTGACACATCATATCAAATCGTTGGTGGTGACGGTGAGCAACAAGCTACTGTTAAGTTCCGTGTTAAGTCTATCACTACTGTAGAAAAAGGTTCTGGCTATGTTGCAGCTCCTACATTGTCATGGACAACAGCTGGTACAGATACAAGCGGCACAGCAGTCGGCGCACCAACAGTTGCATTGACTACAGATTCTGGCGCAACAAACAACAACGATAACGCAGGTACTAACCAAGAAAACGCTATCTTAGTTTCAGCACAAACTACTTCAGGTGGTTCAGATAAAGCTGGTGATATCGTTTCACAAAAAGGCGCACGTAGATTCAAAGTTAAGACAACAGACGGTACAGCAGTTTGCACATTGACTGCCGCGGCTAACTTAACAGCTGGTCAAATGTCTATCATTGCTACTGACGCACGTGGTAACACATACTACGTAACTAAGTTAACTGCTAATAAAGCTACATTGGCACGCAAGACACAGAACGGTGCTAACGCATGGGTTCATATTGACGGTGGCGTAGCACAATGGAGTTTCGCTGGCGCAGTCGGCGCAGTTGTGCAAGTTGCAAACGCTTAATAACATTAAGCTCAACAAAAAAGCCGCATTATGCGGCTTTTTTTATTAGTTTGTCAATTTTGTCTTTTACAATATCGAAGTTGATAGTGTTGAATAACCCGGGATGAAGAGGCTTGGGATATCGTTCATAGTCTACCCAACAATATCCTGAATGTTCGTCATTTAGTGTAGGGATAAATTCATCCGGAACAGTACAGAAAAAAGTATGGTATGTGAATGTGTTGTTCACAAACTTTTGAATTGGTACTAATTTTGCGCCGGAGGGAAATAATCCTATTTCTTCAACACACTCACGTTCGATTCCTTCAAACAGTGATTCATTCTTTTCAACTTTGCCACCTGGGATTCCCCAAGTACCAGAAGTTTTATCATCACAACGCAATAAAAACAAACATCGATTAGTACTATGTGCGTGAAAGAACACTCCGGCTGAAGTGTTCAATAAATTATTCATATACTAATTTATCTAAGATTTAGATGACGATAGAATAATCACCTTGGTCATACCAACCCTCATAACTCTTCATCCAAGTACCGTCATTGTATCGATATTGAACACCCGAAGTTAAGTTCGTGACAAATTGTGTAAAGGTGTCATTAACGCTATCATATGCAACGACCCATTGAGTACCATCATACTCGATAATATCGTTTGCGTTAGCAACTACACCTCCCCATGCAATCGATGTGTCTTCAGGTATATTAGAGTCACTTCCAATCGATTCAACTATTAGATAACGTTGCCCACGAGCAGCAGCAGGTAAACCTGCATCCGGACCCTTAGCACTAGGATTGATAATACTGTTAACTGGTGCAAGAGTGTTTTGTGGCAATGTGTCAGGGTCGATACTATACATCAACGTTCTATCATCGCTAGGATTGAATGCAATCGTGCCTACAATTTCAGTATCCATATATGGATTCTGTAACCAGATTTGACTGATGCCGGGCTTCACGGTACCGTATACGTTCAACACACTTTGCCAATATAAGTTTGTATTTGGACTTTCTGGTAAGTCAACAGTATCGTTCTTTGGATTCGTTGGTTGATTTGCAGGTACTAGTTGAAGTGTATTACCGACTAACAAAATCTTGTAACCATAGGGTGTAATCTTTTGACGAGTGCCCAACAACAAGTGGTCATCCTGCATATCAGTTAATGCGTTACCCTTGAAGATACTTGCAATAACTTTGTGAATGACACCCAACTTTTTAACTTTAGCACTTGAGCTAATCCAGATAGGCATGTAGAATTTCCAAGTCATCACATCAATTGGATTACCTGTTCCCATAGGAATCGAACGACTACTAAATGTTAGACCGTCTTGATAAACTACACTCAATGAAGTCCAGTCAATGAAGTTATCAGTAGATTGAATTTCCATCGATGGGTTGAACAACACACCTAGTTGTTCAATCAACTCAAGTTTTTGTTGATAGTTAGTAGTCCAAAAGTCAACAGACACACGTAATGTGTACGGTACTGGCATCACACGTTCGACTGTGAACGCTTGACCCTGTGTTGTTTGCATTTGACCGGTTACTGGATCGAACTGACGTTGACGAATGTTTACTTTATCAATGAAGTACGGATCCTGTGTTCTCTTCTGGTCGTACTCTAAACCACTAACATAATAAGTAATCAATGGTGCAGAAGGCATACTGCTTGCGCTGTTGTTAGCAATGATAGATGCAGCTTGTCTACTAGAGTCACCGTACATGATAGGCACTCTAACAAGAATATCATTTCCTGCAGGGTCCTTACCTTTAGTAACTTGCCAGTCACTGAAAATTCTAGCAAATTGTACTAAGAATCTGCGAATCTGATTGTCATAAAAAAACTTTGCCATGTGTTACCTTAATCTACTTGTATCTTAAATAGTGACGAGAGTGATTGTTGTTCTGGGATTGTTGTCCCGTCAGTCAATGTCGTTACGTTGTTATTATTGATGAATGATCCTAACTGTGTAGACGAACCAACGGTAGTCGATTCACCTCTAGAATTTTCACCAATGCGTACCCATAGTGTACCATCCCAACGATACAACAAGTTCGGAAGATAATCAATTCGCAAGAAGTAATCACCGACTGATGGGTTACCCGGGAATGTAATTCCTGAGCCTGTCGGGATACCGTTGGGCGCTGTACCATCGCCAATTAAATATCCGTCTTGATAACCGAAACTTTGTGGCGAGAAATATTTGATGTACTTGAATCTAGGATCCGCGTCTGCACGATAATCCATGAGGTTTTGTTCAATTGGGTCACCTGTAAAGTTACCCGCAATCACGATAGTTGAGTCTGCCGGTATCACTGCGATTACAGGCTTGCTGATAATAAATTTGTTATTAACAACATCTACTGAAATCATATTTGTGTTCGGCGAGAACGCAGTTAAACTTGTAGAAGAACCAGTAGCCATTGACATTGTGATTTGTTCAGCAATGTTGATACCTGGGTTTTCGTACCATGTGTCTGGAACCTCAGTTGGAATCACAGGCTCGATTACTTCAATCTCAGTTGATCCAATGCTTACTGCATTCTTTGTTCTAAAATATAACTTAGGGAATTGGTCAGCAAATGAGTATGTGTTATCAGTTGTTCCATATGGACCTGAAACAGCACCCATTGCAGTTGCGGCTAAGACTAATGTGCTGTCTACTTGTCCTGCGCCTGTATCTAAACGTTCAGGTGCTAGTTTAGCAGTTTCTAAACTCATCTTAACAAAACTAGCTAACGCATCGATATCAGTATCAGATAATAAGTTAAGTTGTTTTCTCGCAGCAGCACCAATTCTAAGAACAGTACTAGGAGTTGAATAGCCCGGACTATACGTTGTGTCAATTGTTCCTCTAGTTGGTACTGGGTTAGTAGCAGTAGAAACAATGTTCACAGGAGGCGCGGGTTCTCCGTCGAATGTAGGCACTAGATATAGTTGAGAACGGTCGTAACCTGTCTTTGGAACTAGTCTTGCTGCCTCTTGAATGTTTGCGTCATTGATTTCGATATTCTTATTGTATCTACCTAGAATATCTCTGATTGAATCAGCTTCAGTTAATGTCCAATAATCTGTATTGGTACATGGGATACCTGCAGGAACAGAAGTTACCCCATCTTTTAGTGTGTAATTCTTGTCACCAAATGTAACTGTATAACCATCAACGTATGATGCTGTTTTATCCCAATCACCTAGATAGTTGTCTTTCTTCATAGGAGCTGAAAGGATAGTGCTGAATTCTTGACTGTCAACTAACGGCTCACACTTAATACGCCATAAGTGAGGATACCATGTTGAACTAAAACCTTCACTTGCATAACTACCATCAGTAACCTGATAATATCTACGCAAGCTAGTTGGGATTAATTCGTTCAATGGATGATAATCAGTCAAGTGAGGTAACTCAAGTACGTCACCGACCATTAGTTTACGTCCTAACAAGTCAATCATGTTGTTGAAGTGAACAGTGATGAAAATGATATCGTTGTTCAAAAACAATCCAAACTGTGACAAGTCAAAGTCTAAGTTTTGTACGCTATAATGACCGCGAAGCTGGTATATGTCTTTAGCATATTTTCTGTCTCTGTTTTCCAAAAACAACAAATCTTGGATGTTAGTTGGGTTCAACGTATCGTATTGAGGTTGCGAATTGCTGTTGCTAGGGCCCTGGTCGCTAGGTCCTAGATATTTGTGTACGTATAAATCTGTTCCGCCCACTTGAAACATTTCCTTGATATTTCGGTCAAGAAACTTGAAATCATTGGATTTTTCTGGGCGATATAGGGAAAGTCTTGGCATGTTTTGATCCAGTTATTCTATATTTAGTATAAAAGTTTTACCTTTAAAATGCTTGACAAATAAGAAAATCTCATGTATAATTACAGTATTGTTAATAGGAGAACACATGGCAACTAAAAAGCCTAAGATTACAGGTGACCATTTCGTTAAAGCGTTGAATCCACGTGATGCAACCGAGACAAAATATATGGGCGATGAGCCATATTTTCCTCTACAACCAGATGAACGGTCACTAGCACTTACCCGTAGCTTTACGTGGTATAATCGATTCTATGGCAAGAAGGATGCAAAAGACTTACTGTGTCAATACCTAGACTATAACAACCGCACTGACGAAGCTAAAAAGATGCGCAGGGTTGACGAAAAAGAAGTATTGATGACCTTAGCATGGTTAGCACGTATGACATTGCGTGGCTTAATCTTAAATGAGCACGAATCTACTGTGCTTGAGAATGAAATTAGTCGGCTTCTGTTCACAGTGAACAAGCCCGAAGTGATTGAAAAGGAAGAAGAAAAGCCTGTATCAAATCGCCCCAACATTCAGGAACTTTTGCGTGAAAAAGCACGTGAAGCCGCCGGTGAGTTAGAAGGATTGTTTGACGAATTTATCACAGACGGTAAAGCAAGTCAAAAGCCAATGGATATTGTTGCGAAGTTAAACATTGTCCCTCAACAAATCCCATACATCGTAGAATTCTGGAAGCGTAAGCAAGCTGAGTTTGAAGTCTTGCAAGAAGGTAAAGATGCTGACATTAAAGAGGCATACTCTTTCTTGGGCAAGATTCAAGTTCGCAACATTCTAAAGTTCATTGAGCAAACTATCAGTGACCTGAACGCATATATTTCAGTTAAGAAAGCAAGCAAGTCTCCTCGCAAGAAGAAAGCTGTGCCAGTCGAGAAGATTGTTTCTAAGTTGAAATACTTGAAAGAATTCAAAGATGCCGCAAATAAACTTGAACTTATCTCTATCCACCCGACAAAACTTCATGGAGCAAGCGAAGCGTGGGTCTATGATACAGCCAAGCGTAAACTACACCACTATATTGCTGACGAATACAGTAAGAGTTTCACAGTCAAAGGCAATGCTTTGCTCGGCTTTGATACAAATGCTTCCGAAATCAAAACTCTCAGAAAGCCTGGGGAGCAAATTAAAGAAGTCATGGGTTCTAAGCCCGCTGCGAGAAAATACTTTAAGGACATTAAAGCGGTCGCTACGACACCTAATGGACGTTTCAACGAAAATATGCTGATTCTGAAAGCATTCTGATGACTTTAACCAGAATCTCTTTAGATAAAGACAATCGTATGTTAAGATTAGGCATCGGCAAGAATGATGGCAATTGGTTTGCTAGAGTTGACTTGTGGTGTGTAGGATACAGGATTACACGATGAACGAACGAATTAAACAACTTGCTCTACAGGCTGGTATGGTAAAGTTTCCACCTTCTATTGAAACAGAACTTCAAAAAAACATACTTTTTGGCGACGGTCAAATTGAAAAGTTCGCCCGGTTGATTATTCAGGAATGTGCCAGTGCTGTAAATTCAAGGGATGATTCTGACACTGGCTTCTGGGCTAATATTATCAAAGAACATTTTGGAGTTGAATGATGAACGAACGAATTCAAGAACTTGCTCGACAGGCATCTGTTCAGACTTTTGGACATATTCGTAACGTATACTTTGAGAAAAAGTTCGCCGAGTTGATTGTAGGGGAATGTTTCTATTGTGTGGAAATCATGGAAAAGATTGCTCACGCTAGTAATGCGGATATTCCTCCAGATTATGACCGACAAACATACTTAAAAACATTGGAAGCTGTAACAGGATTGATGAAGGCACATTTCGGAGTTGAAGAATGACAACACAACATTACAAGAAATTAGAAGACGGTGCAATTGACGACATTGACGCTGCAATCTGGAGTGGTGACACTTTTCACAATCGTGAAAACATCAAAGCCTTTCGTGACATGATGGCACGTTGGGAGCGGGGTATGCAGTCGTGCGAAGATATTTTGAATGAAGTACCGGAGTCTAAAGATGCTTAAACATACAAAAGGTAATCTGCTCGACCTAGCAGAAGCTGGTGAGTTTGATGTGATTGTACAGGGCTGTAATTGCTTTAACACAATGGGCGGTGGCATCGCACGAGAAATTCGTGAACGCTATCCGTATGCGGCTCAAATTGACAATGAGACTAAACGCGGTGACTACATGAAACTAGGCACATGGACAGAAAGCGAAGCCGGAGACTACTTTGATACTGTCACTTATTCAAAAAACAACAAGTTACAATTTGATGATCCGAAGAGATTCACCATCATCAATGCCTACACTCAGTACAATATGAGTCAGGGTACCGATGTGTTTGAGTATGTTGCATTTGAATTGATTTTGCAGAAACTCATTCATGCGTATGGTGACAAGCGCATCGGCTTGCCCTACATTGGTATGGGACTTGCAGGTGGCGATAGTGAAACAATCATTGGTATGATTGAAGCATTTGCATACGGTGTCGCTGAAAAAGGTGGCTCAGTAACATTGGTGGAGTTTGCATGATTAAAAAAGAATTTACAGTTAAAGATGAACCAGCATTTCGCATGACGGTTCGTCACTGGAAAGCAATCAGACCAGACAATCTCAATTCAGTTGAGTTTGTGCAGGATTGTATGAGAGAAGGAGAAGTAGATTTTACTTCTACTTATAATTTCCTATTGACCGACGAGGAAATTAAAACATTAATTAAAGGATTGGAGAAAATAATTGAATAATGTAGATTTAAACAAGTATCAAAAGTTCGTAGAAGCTGTAACTAGCAACGAATCAAACAACTACGACCATTTGCATCGTAGAATCGTAGAATTGCAGAACGGAACACCTGTCATCAACCCATCATTGTTGTTGACTGCGGGTATCGGTCTAGCAAGTGAAGGTGGCGAGTTCAACGAAATCGTCAAAAAGATGTTCTTCCAAGGTAAGCCTTTGAACGAAGAAAACGTATTTCACATGAAGCGTGAGTTGGGTGATATCATCTGGTATTGGACTAATGCATGTCGTGCATTGAATCTAGACCCTAACGAAGTTATCGCTGAGAACGTGAAGAAACTAGAATCACGCTATCCAGGTGGTTCGTTTGACGTTCATCAATCAGAGAACCGCAAAGCCGGCGATTTGTAATATAAACCTCGCAATGTAGTGTGATTTTTAACACAACATTGCGAGTTAAGTAAAAGATTATTGGTCTATAGGTGATCCACTACCTCAAAGTGTGGCATATAACCCGTCCTCATCGTGGTGTGACGGTAGAAGCGTGACCAACGCAAATTTATGGGACTACCACCTGATGCTTAAACGTCTACCCTCTGCGTAGAAACGTTTCCCATATCTTAATAGTTGATAGTTTGCCGGGTCATAGTAATTGTGATAGAGGGCCCGGGCTAGACAGTACTTCTTGATGAATCATGTACTGTCATTAATAGCGAATACGGCAAATTCCCTTCATGGGTTAGTGAGACATAGACAATCCTCCACTGTAATATTTGAATTCATCGTCGCCTTAGTTCCTCAAGAATGTTTTTTGGTTTGTAGATTTTATATCTACTCACCATTGCCTAAGAATATCTAAACAAATACCATTGATATAACCCGCAAACATTTCCGATAAATACTATATCCGGAGACATGTAAATGCCAAGTTTAAACGAATTAAAAGAAGAACTATTTCAAAACCTAAAACTTAGATTAGGTGAGGGTATGGTTGATGTTGAATTAGACCCTGAACATTATGAAACAGCCTATAAATATGCCATTCAGGTATATAGACAAAGGGCACAAAATGCTACGTGTGAATCATATACCCTCATGGAATTAGAAGCACATAGAGATACATATACCCTACCTAGAGAATTTATCAATGTCCGTCAAGTATTCCGTAGAACAATCGGCTTAGAAACAGGTCCAGCAAGTTCTAGTTTTGACCCATTCTCCTCAGCCATCTTAAACACATATTTGCTTAACTATAACATGTCAGGTGGTTTAGCTACATACGACATGTATGCAGGGTATGTTGAATTAGCTGCACGTATGTTCGGTGGTTACGTCATCTATACATTCAATCCTGTAACAAAACAAATTCGCTTAGTTAGAGATACAAAAGGTTCAGGAGAGAAGATCCTTATTTGGGCTGACACCCAACGCCCAGAATCTGAACTATTACAAGACCCGGGTGCTGGTGTTTGGATCGGTGATTGGACACTCAGCGTATTAAAAGCAACATTAGGTGAAGCACGTGAGAAGTTCGGTTCAATCGCAGGACCAAACGGCGGGTCCACGTTAAACGGAGCTTCACTAAAGAATGAATCTAAAGAAATGCAAGCTACACTATTAGAAGACCTAAAGCGTTACGTAGATT